AGTGACGATTGCTTCTGGACGAAGAATCTTCCTACCGTATAGATGCATACCACGAACAATGTCAGCAAAGCTGTCAGGGTCACGATATGTTTCTGTCTTATTGATTTGCTCCGCAGTAGCTACAGAGGAATCGTGTCCCGCCATAATTACTCCGAGGTTAGTCAGTTGGTTTGCGGTTCCTGCAGTTCCCGGTCCAGTGCCTAGTGCTGGCAGATTGGACGAAGAGTATACACGAAAGCCATGAAAGTTGCTTACGGTCAGACCGTTACGCAGTCCACCCGAATCACCGAAGTCTGCATTCATGAAGCGTGAATCTTCATCAGCAAGAATTTCCATGAATACTGGATCAACTACCAGCCAGCGACCTTGTGAGTCAACCTGCTGTTGGTCAAGCAAACGCTTCATACGAGCAATAATCATTGCAGGAGAAACAGTTGCAGTTGGCAACGAAGTAGCACCCGGCATACGTGCAGTCACAGGAATTGAGTGAGTGCCAGCAGAGGCAGTAGTAATGTTACCAAAGTCACCCTTATGCAGTTGCATAGAGGAAAGCAGTTCATTAGAACCTGCAGTTGAAACAGCCTTAGAGCCATTAACTGTAGTGTTAAGTGTGTCAGCTTTGCTGTGCAAAGAAGACTGCTTATAGCCAGCCATGTAGCCAAGGACTTCTTGGTCATGGTTATCTGCCAAACGATATGCTGCACGATTAGATGCAAGGTCCATGAAGTTCACATGTGAGTGTGCTTCTTCAATATCGTCCATCTTGAAAGCAAAGTAATTCGCTTTGTCAATGACTAATGAGAAATCGGCGTCCTCTAAATCCTGCGCTGTGACATTTGTGCCACGTGCATATTCAGATACTGAAATCTCAGGTTCTTTAATGATCTTGACTGTATCGCCTTGACCAGAAATTTCCCCCATGTAATCGGAGTTAGTGATGTCACCAACAACAGTTGACTTGCGGAACGCAAGCTGTACCTGTTTGCTGTAAATGACTGGGCTGAAATTACCATTAGGTAGATTTCCATAACCCGTAGCTGTCGTAAATGCCATTGTAATATCCTTTGCATTAAGACACAGATACAAACTTAAATGTAATTATTGAGGCTAATTCTTTTGGGTAACATCCTATAGAAAGTCGGCCAACCTTCTACACAACGGGCCAGAGACATTAGGTAGTCGCTAGAACTATTCATGTTTGTGAGAGAAGTTTAACGCAGGTAGTCCTAAAGTATGGGGGCTGCGTTAAACCTATTGTATATAGTTATATTCTTTAAACTTGTATTGTCAAGTCTTTTTATCGTGCGCTACCAGAAATATCGTAAATAAAGTTACCAGTTCTAATAGCTTCCATGATTTCGTCTTGTTGTTTCTCATACTCTTTGCTAGTCATCTTGTTTACACGTGACTCAGACATCTTGTTATTGTTAGATGTAGCGTCAGGTTGACTACGACTGTTACGAGTATTCACTGACTTAGCAGCATCCTTACTGCTAGGCTTCTTAGTTTTAATGCCCATGTCTGCTTTGTACAAATCAATAGCACGTGCGGCAGACCTTGCATCATTGTCGTTCTCATACAAGGCATCCTGAACCCACTTAGGTTGTTCTTCTGCCCAGTTATGAAATTCATCACTATCACGTATCTCACCGAAGTCAGGGTGAGCTTTAAGTAACTCTACCTCTGCACGATCACGTGTTGCGGATTCCCGCATAGCGTCAATCTCTTTTACTTTATCCTGTAGTCCTGCCTGTTGCTCACGTGCTTTCTTAATAGCAATAGTTTCAACAATAGCAGCTACGTCTGGATACTGACTTGCCCATGCATCAATGTCTTCATCTGATTTAGGTAGCTGCATTTCCTGTGCAGTACTCTGTTTAAGCTGAGACTCAAGGGCGTTAATACGACTTTCTAAATCTTCTTTAGCTTTCTGTGATCCTCTACGTAGATCAGCATAGCGTTTCTTATAACTTTTTTCTTCTGCATTCTCAGGCTCTACATCTTCTTTTGCTTGAGCATCTGCTTCTTTTTCTGCGCCTTCACGTTCTTCTAACATCTGGCGTAGTTCTTCTTCGTCTTCTTGTACTCGTTCACGTACTCGACTCTTACGCATCATCATTGACTTAGGTTGTTCTTGTGTTACTACTAGTTCGTTTTCCATTATAGTTCCTGTTTACTGGGGCCACCGTAGCCTGTGTTGTAGGGGGGTGAGTAGCCAGTTCTGATTAGCCGTTTAACGTGCGGCTAGACCACGCCTTGTTGGTGCTTCTGCTGTGGCAAACTGCCCTAGCATACGATCAAACTCTGGACCGAAAACTTTACCAATTATTTCCCTCAAGGGGCTATTCATTACTTCACGAATTTTAATCTTGTCTTCTTCTTCAAGAGCTTCAAAGTTAGTCCATACTTCTAAGAAATCTATTTCCATTATGTTTTTCCATTTGATGTAGTTATCAAACCAACAAAGTAACAGATAGGTTCTAGTATACTTCTATATACCATTCCTAGTGTATCTCGTTTGTTACCTTTTGATTGGAGATATATGTCTGTTGTTCTGTGTCTAGCAATGTGTTCTAAACAATTTCTTACAAACTTATTATTCTTTTTATACCCTATGTTTATTAAAGGAAGGAATATCCTATGATAACCTACTTGATGCTCCTTTGTCAAGTTGTTTTTTGAATGAGTTAGCCATATTTTATTTCTAAAAGAACCAAAGCCATATGCATCATTCATAGCACTACAAACAATCTTACTAGAACTGCCATCTCCACCGCCACGATCTTGCTCTTGTTTTGCAGATTCACCGGGGCCACCACCATCAAACATGTCGGCAAAGCTAGTAAAGCCACCAGTATTGCCGGGAGGATCAGCAGGTTTAGATGGGGGATTTCCTTTATCATCCTTTTTGTTGTACCTTACACCATTTTTAGTTTCTTGTTTGGCTGTAGCTTTAGCTGGTTTAGAAGGTTGGTTTCTAGTCTTATCAGGCACTACTCCTGCACCTGTGTAGTCACCACCAATTTCTCCTTTGCTATTAACAACAGATGTTCTACCAAATGTATCTTTAACAAACCTCTGTCCTTCAGCATCCCTAAAGACAGTCTTACCACCAGCACCTCCCATTGCATTTCCAAGGCCGGGATTTATATCCCTAAGTTTAAGAACCTTACCTGTACTATCATTTACCATTACACCCATTGGATCAGAGTCAGTAGACATTTTACCTACAGGTACACCACCAATAGTACTGCCTGTTCTGCCAGTTTTTTCTGCATCTTTAATAGCAGCTTCAATTTTTTTCTGATTAACGGGTGCTTGATTTGAGATTAAAGAATTACGTAAGGATACTACTTGTGCCATTTCTCCAGCACGGCGTTGCGCTCTTGATTGCACAATAGATTGTTGTTTAAGTGCCGCTTGCGCTCTTGTTGAAGCACCAAGAGTATCGTCTTCAAAAGCTGGATCAATTTCATTTCCAAAAGGATCATACTTTTTACCTAGTTCTCCAGCAAATGGCATACCAGCATTTATAGAATCATCTATTGTACCAGCTAAACTTCTTCTATCTGTATCAAGACTACCAAATCTATCAGCACCTCCTGTTGGTATATTTGCATAATTAGGTGATGCGCCTAATGCTTGTTGTGTTTGTGTAAGATCAGGATCACCTGCACCTACAAAATTTTGTTGTAAATTTGTTTCTGTAGTAGTCATAGGCGTTACATTAGAGGATTGTAAATTTCCTAAATCAGGATTAGTTAATGCAGGATCGCCTACACGTGGATCAACAAGATTGACAGCAGCAGGTGTAGCTGTATTTCTTCTTGGATCATTCATTACAGGATCAGCAGACCCTATCTGTGAATCGGGCAATCCAGTGCCTCTTTGTACAGCCCTAGTCTTTCGATCCATTTGTTCTTTAGATGTTGCACCAAGAACTACGTTTCCCATAGCTGTACCTTCTAGTCCCGGTATAGCAGTAGAAATTTTAGTTTCAGGATACTCGCCTTCTAGTGTAAATACTTCAGTAGAACGAGTCTGAGCAGCAGTAGGTAAAGCCCTTCGACCACCTGCTTTTACACCCGTTTCATCATAACCTATAGGAGCAGTAGCTATAGGTACATTTTTAGGTACACCACTAAACTCTCCACCAGCAGGATAATTCTTTTCTAAAAATGCTCTTTGTGTTTCTGTTCTTTGTGCGTTCTCTAATTGTTGTGTAGGTACAGTTTCTACTGCATTTGTTTGTGTAGCAACAGCAGGTGGGATGTTATCTTTATAACTTGCCCTAGCAGCATTGCCAGCAACATTAATTTCTTCTGTACCAAAACGTGCATCAGATGGTCGGTAAAATTCAAATTCGCCTGCCCCGTAACCTATCATACGGTTACTAATCTCTTCAGGTGAATCATTTGGATTTTGTTTTTTCATAATATTTCGTATATCATTATAAGAAAACTTATTACCTACGGTAGGAACAGTAGCTTTATCTGCAGCAGCTTCTCTAATTTCGTCTACATAGTCA